GTTTGACTTCCAAATTGTTAGTCACGCCCCATCGGGACATGACCCTCTTAATGTTACGAGGATTCCAGGCGCGAGGCCTGGAATTAGCAATTGACAAAAGATGGTCGTCCCCATAACAGGACAACTCATTAAAGAAAAGGAATTCACGGGCATTTTTCCCAGTGAGTTCCTTCCATGCAGCCAAGTACAAAATTGTCAAGGCCATGCTGTTGTCCATTGATGTGGATGAGTGGCCAGTGGTTTCGCCAGTCCCCTTACGGAAAATATTACCTGTCGATGTATGTCCTAACTGTTGTGAAAGGACTTGATCGTATGAAATATCTATCAGGTCACAAATAGCAGACCTGTCTTTATGGTAATCGTACCCACGCTTCCGGACTGCCTTGATGATCTCGATGATAGGGCCGTCGACAGTGGAGTCAAAGGCTGTAAAGTCGCCTTCAACATGAATGTCGAAACGGCCGTGCTTCGCAAAGAGATCGGACATCCAATGCCCATTCAAAGGCATACCGACTTTTATGGGAGTCGACTCCCAATCAAAATGATGGTTGGGGCCATAGTTGAAAACCGTCGACATGATGTAATGGGTGATGGGAGATCCTATAATTGAACGCACTAGCCCGTTTTGCCACTTCTTAGGAGGCAGGGCCTCTCCTTTCACAGAGACGTGGGCCACAGGGGCAATCTGAGATGCATAATAGAATGTCCTGGCCCACAACTTTTTGAAATTAGAAAATCCTATTGTAGAAATAAAGGCGCTCCTCTTCATTTTGGATTTGCGACCTGGAGTTTTCATCCAAAAGCCAAGGGCATATTTCTTTTCCCACATTTTGATTATGTAGTTGAAAGGTGTGAGATTAGAATTTCGAAAAATGGTCCCCAGAACCTCCCACACATCATCCTGCACGTCAGGCAGGCCCTCGGGTTTCCTGTTTTGAAAATAACGGGAGGTGCTGGTTAATTCCGCTCCAATGGATTGATATGTTTCCGTCCTTTTATATTCAAGAGCCATGGCCCTCAGATGATCCAGATTTTTGTCATAATGGACTTGGAGCTGTGAAATACCAGTTCGAAAATCAGAACCACAAATTAACCAATCACGCCAAGACTGGGTGACAGGGTCCGACATGTCCGGCTCAGTAATTTCAACATTGACTGGCCAGCCAAGCCATTCAAGAAGAGCACGGCTGTGCTCAACATCGTTGACC